CATGTAGCGCCATAGGAGTGTTCAACATGATGTCTATATTCATTTTGTGTTTGGCAATGTGTGCCTCAAAGTGTTTTTTTAGTACACTGATAATTTCTTGTCTCATTGTTACTCCTTTGGAAAGTCTGCACTAAAGGGCCATGATGTACTGGGCTCTGGTCTAGCCTTTAGTTTAATGTTTTCTTCTATGACTGTGCCATCTTGGTCGCACAAGTCCACTTGATATGGTGCGGCAATCACAAGATAGTCATCTTCCACTTGCCAATCATGTTCGCCATCAAACAACCAACCTGCACCACCTTCATGGTAGGCTTCTTCAATTTGATCTCGTTCTTCTTGCGAAATATCATCGCTGTATTCAAACCAACAAGCATGTTGATCTTCTAGTTCTGCACCCCAACCGCAGTCAGTTTTAGCATGAGCTGTAATATCACCTTCCCAAGGTAAATTGCAATCCATGTCTTCTTCTACAAAGCCTTGCCCCCAGCGATAGTTGTCACTGATGTTGAACCAAGAAATACTGCCATCCGCATTTTCGCGGAACATTTCGATTTCCCAGCTGATACTTTTCTTTTCTAATGGTTTAATACGATATACACGAGACATTTACTGCTCCACAAAGTCGTAAGTGCGTTCAAAAATAGGACCATCGCAAATATAAAGTTCACCGTCGATACCACGCATCAAGTAGTCGCCAGCTTTGCCTTGCTTATAGTTGCCTTCCAAAGTATTCACACGGAATTCTTCGTTGATCTGTTTAGCATGCACTACAATAGGTCGCTTGACGCAGGCACCCATGGATTCTACTTGCTCAAATGTATCAAATGTTTTCATTCTTCTTCCTTAAAGTCAATAACGTTTCCATCTTCATCTGCAATGATGATGCGCACATTGCCTGCATCATCTTCGATTTCCAAAGGTCCCCAAACCCAACATTCTGTTTCGTCAAGGAACCAATCACCATCGCCATCTTCTTCAAGTGCCCAAGCACCTTCTTCTTGGATAAGCTCACGTAAGCGATCTGCTTCTTCTTCGTCCTCAACTTCAACTTCGACATCGCCCCAGCAACCGCCGTCAAACATTTCAACCATCTCAGTTGAATCAATATTGTCACCAATTAAACTGAATAGGTCGATGCTGTCTCGCTTGCCATCACCACCGGGTACTTCATCAAATTCAAATTTAGGAAACTCATCATCTGTAGTGTAGATGATAAACTCTGCACGTCGAAATCCATCCCGTACAATGATCTTGTCACTGTTTTTGCGATTGTAGAAATACTCAATCTGTTCGCAAGATTTTTTGTAGTGTGTTCTAATAGTCCACGTTTTACCCATTACGCAATCTCCTTGAGAGTTAACGGTCCTTGAAACCAATATTCAACTTTATCCTGCACCCAACCATCTTGTTCTAGTGCCTGATACAATCCTATGTCTAATAGTTCTGTAATGCGATCACGTTCAGTGGCATCCATTGTATCAGGAAAAATCCAAGAAACCCATGGACCGCTGTCACGCGGATCAAGAGCCATTAAGTCCCAACGATCCGGTGTACCTCGAGTGACTTCTAATCCTTTGGGATTTTCCAGGTTAACTGTGGGTCGGGTGTCCGACACATGTTCAAACATAGCATAAGCAAAGTTTTCTTTACGTATTAGTACAGATCCTGCCTTAGCCCAGAATTGAAATTCAAATGCTTTGTTTTCGGTTTGTGGTGATAGTTGCCAAATAGACATGGTGACCTTTATTATCTTGGTGCAAAATCTTGTTGCAGTTTAATGTTGTCGAAGAACTCTTTCTTTGTACTTTGGTCATCTTTAAATGCACCTTTAAGTACTGTGGTCTGTGTTAGACTACTATGTGCCATAATGCCACGATTCTCACAGCATCCGTGTACAGCCTGTACATAAACACCTACATCTCGGGCTTCTGTGGCTTTCATGATCTCTCTAGCAATGTCATTGGCCAGTTCTTCTTGTAAAGTACCACGCCTAGCACACCACTGAGCAATGCGAGTATACTTAGATAGACCAATGAGTTTGTTGGCAGCGATGATTCCAATATAGGCGACCCCACTAACTGGTTGATGATGATGACTACACATACTGCGAAGTTCACTGCGTACAACCAGCATGCCTTCATAACGGTCTGCCGAATCGTTTGGAAATGCTGTTGCATCTGGTGCTGGTTCATATCGTCCACTCATTATTTCGTTAAAGTACATTTTAGCAAGACGTCGTGCTGTGCCTTTGCTGTTGGGATCTGTTTCTTTATCAATTAGTAATGCATCTAGTACACCTTCAAATGCCACTGTGGCTTCATCTACTAGATGATCAAATTCTTCAAACTTTATATATTCGCTGACGTTGTCGCCCGCCCAAAAACGTTTGTTGTCTGACCGCATACGGTCACGTATGACCTGGCTTAGATTTTTACTTGTATCCATTTATTATTCTCCGAGTTAATGACGTGGATGTCTTTGTGTAATTGTAATGTATTTAGACCTATAGGTCAAGATTTAATTTTTTCGTATTATCGTGATTCCCAACGCCATGCAGTTTCTACAATGGTGTCGAGATCACTGAATCGAGGTCGCCATGCTGTATCCGTTTGGAACCGGGTACTATTGGCAACCAACAAGTCTGGGTCACCGATGCGTCTGTCTGTTATTTTACAGTCAATCTTGCTCCCTACTACCCGAGAACATGCTTGAATGATTTCTTTGTTACTAAATCCAGATCCTGTGCCCAGATTGTAAGCTCTAAATGTATTTGGTTGCATGGCTTCGGCTAAACATACTGCTTCGAGATGTGCATGAGCAATGTCCATCACATGCAGGTAGTCTCTAACACAAGTTCCGTCTGGTGTGTTATAGTCGTCACCGTACAAGTGAAATGTTTTGTTATTTTTATGTGCACTGAGCACTCTGGGAATCATGTGAGTATCGTCTGCAACATGACCAATTTTTGCGTCTGGGTCGCATCCACACGCATTAAAGTATCGTAGTGCTACACCTCGGAATCCGTGTGCTGTACAATGGTCATTGATGATCTGTTCGCAAAATAGTTTGCTCCAACCATAAGGACTAATTGGTGACTGTGCATTGGATTCTAGCAAAGGTTCATTGCCTGGAGGAATGCCATATGTAGCGGCACTACTACTGAACACAATCTTGCCATGCCAGCCTTTTTGATGCAATTTCTCTAACATATCGTTGGTTTTACTGCTGTTATTCCAGTAGTAAAGGTGGGGATTTTGTATGCTAGGACCTACTAGACTAGTGCCTGCACAATGTATAATAGCATCTACGTTGTTAATGCTTGCGGCAAGAGCAGTAAAGTCTACGAAATCGTCGATTAATAGTTGGTCAAGGTATTGTGCAGTTTCAGGAATAGTACGAGCTTGATCTACACCAATAACTCTGTAACCTGCTTGTTTAAAAACTTTAGCGGTGTGGCCACCTATGAAACCAGCGGCGCCAGTGATAATAATTTGTTTATTCATAGAGAAAGTGTAACATTATTCAAAACAAAAGTCAAAAAAAATGGTAAAGTTGCCTTTACCATTTTAGTGAGTATGTCAAGTTATTCGGGAACAATTTGACATACACGTTGCTCATATGGGCCGTACCTACTGCTGTGATGTTGATACGTAGTACAAATTAGTTTTGTGCCCGGGGGAATCATTACAGGAGGTTGATCAAGAATTGGTGGTGGCAAAACTACCGGATTTGGTTGACGATTGTTAGCTATTGCGGCTCCAGCAATACCACCAATAATCAATGGTGCTATAACATGACCCCAATTTGGTCCACTACGATAGTGATGTCCGTGATGACCATGGTGTCGAACACCATGCCCGTGCCATTGTGCTTGAACCGGAAGTACCAGTGTTAGAAATATAAACCCAACGAGAACGTGAAGTCTTTTCATAGTGTTACTCAGCTTTTTTAAACATGCCCATTACTTTTGCTTGAATATTCTTTGCAAATTGTGGTTGTGGAAAGTTCCATCCAACAAAGGCACCTAGTGCTAACCAAAATAAAGTTTCTAACATAATACAACTCCTTTAAAAGATTGTATTAGTATTTAGCTACAGAAGTGTGCTTTCTGTAGTCAACACTCATACGCAACCACTGTTCGCCCTTGCCTTGCATGATATCGCACACACGATCAATGGTACCATCATTCCAATCGCTGATCTTACCAATCTTGGAATGGGCGCCAGCCACAAGACTGCGCAGTTTGCTAATGGCATCATCTATGCTCCACGGAACATACAAACGAGTGCGGTCGTTAGCAAATGTCTCTGGAAAACTGCGATATGCAGGATACAGCACATTGCAACCCAGTGTGTCTGCTTCACTCACAGTGTTCGAGACCCAGTCTTGTAAGGCACAATTAAACAGTACTCTAGTGTCGTTGAGCAAATCGTAGTAATCGTTCTTTTCTAGGTCTTCATAGATAGTCAACAATCCACGTGCTTGTAAATCTCTTGTACGAGCCATGTAACTGTCGTTGTTAGACTTTAGTTTAGCACCGCTAAAGATACAGAATTCTACAGGCACATTGGGAAATTGATTGTGCCATTCCTCAATCAAGTCCATGTAAAAGTCTGGCTGCTTCTCTTGATCCCAACGTGCCGCAAAGCCCACACGCATTGCACGATCGTCGAAAGGTTTCAATGGACCTAACACACGACCACGCACTTCACGTTTGCCAAATGCTAGTCCACTAATGTTGTACAGTGGAGCAGTCCAGCCTGCAACCTTCATGTGCATGACCATCTCTTCGTTGGTGGCCAATACTCCGGTTACAAAGCTATCTACCATCTTTTCATAATGTCCCATCCACTTTGCCATACCCCATACATGAACAAAATCGTCAGGATCAATAGACTGAGCAAGACATCTGACATATACGCGAGGGCGCATATCCACTGGAATTTGATCCATGATATAAGGGAGGCTCTCGATTCCTGGCTGGAACATATCTTCAAAATAGACAACATCTTCATTGGTAACCTCACCTGTTTTCATCATCTTAACTAGATTCATAAGCTGGCTCATACCAAAGTACGACCGACCGTGTGCGTCTAATACCTGTCCAGTAACAATGGCTTGATCGTTGCTGAGTGTTTCGCCTGGAACAATAACATAGTCGATGCCCCTGCGTTCAAATACTGCACGATTCCACTCCTGTAACTGCAAAGTGTAACGTGCTTTATAAGGCTCCAGGCCCATATAAAATAGTTTACGCATTTCTGTTGTGCTCGTGGTTTCTGTTATGATCACGATTGTGATCTCGGTTGTGCTCGGTTGGACGAGGACCTGTGAAACCACGATGACCTTGGCGGATCATCCATCCCCAGTTGTCACGTGGCCAGCGACCTGCCAACCAGCGTTGGTAGTCCCCATAAGGACTGTAGTCATTGCCCAAGTGGGCTTCGTTAAAGGGAAACCCGTAGTCTGCACAGAACTCACGGAAACGATCCAACTCGTCGTAGATACGAGTCACTTCTGGCTTCATTACGAGATACTTTTTATATTGGTCTTTTGACATAATATGTTCCTTTTAAATTGAGATTTGTTGAGCACCAAAGCAGTTGTAACGAATGGTACATCCATTCTCGCCATCTTCTGCTACTGAAATTTCTATATCGCGATCTGGGTAACGTTCAGCGATGGCCTCGTAAAGGTCGTCACTAATCATTTCACAGCTTCTATGGTTGAGTTCAAGGGTACCTTGCGAGTACAGTTTTTCTAACCAACGTTTAAATTGAATAAATTCAATGTCACGATCGTTGTGGTAAACTTCAATGCCAACCTGGAAGTGAAAGATATGACGATGCGGTGTTCCCAAGAAACTCACATCGTATTCGTCATCTGTTTTAAGTGCAGGATCTGTTGCGGCAGCAGGATACAAATGGATACCTTCCTTGCGGAACGTAACCCAAATTAAACGCTTTGCACGATTGCGTACACGATCTCTTTTTTCTTTAAGAGCAATGCTATGTTGTGTTATCATCTTTATTTAAAAAGTTAGTGGATGAAATAGCAGTATATACTGCCTGTGGAACAAAGTCAATGACTTTGGAATTATAACTCTGTGTCTTTGGTGTATTTAGACCAGTCGGTAAATACCGAACGTGTTTGTAATGAGTGTAGGCTATGGCACCAAACTCCGGGATTGGTTGCCGCAAATCCTGTGTCATCTATTTTAACAGTGGCATTATAGCCCAGTTGTTGGATATAAGGTATCTTGACAGAAATCATAGGAATAAACATGTGGTGCTCACACAGGCTGGATTCTAACAAGCCTTCAACCTGGGAAACATCAATGTCCAAGGTACATTGGTAACCTTGTAGTAGAAAATGTTCGATCATGTTTTCCCAAGGTGTCCAAAATACAGCATCGTTGGTGCGTATACTTTTAGGAAAACTCATATTAGCACCAAAGTAAATGTGCTCAATGTGTTTAGTCCGATCCTCATAGGAAGCAAGGTCGTCTAACCAGTCTTGTGTATCTGTAATAGACTGTAAACCTACTACAAATAGCGTTTGTTTGTTATATGCAGGAGTATGTTCCACTTCCATGCCAGTAAAAAACTTTGCACCTTGTTCTTTATCTCTATTAAGCATTTTTAAATTCTTCTGTGATGTCTTTGACAGTTTCTACATGATTTACTTGTGACCAACGGCTCCATACATACAAAGCATCTCTATCCATTCCTGGCTCACCGGTCAGCTGGTACACCCGACCACTACGTGTTATGCCTTGCATGGTGGTACGATCAAATTCTCGTATGGCACTACTGGCACGACCTTCACGTTCCGTTTCATTATACCCTACAAAATGTCTTGTTGGAAGGTCGTAATAGGGTGTTGTAACTTCAAATATTCGCCAACGTGATAGCACCACTGATGGTGTTTCATCCACACTAGAGGCTTGCCAAACGTTCATGCTAGGTCCTTTTGATCGTGTTCTAGTTTATATAATGCTGACTCGTTGAATTGTACATTATTCTCTGGCTCTGTGTCAACATCATCTTCGACCGTAAACAATGCACCAAACTGTGTTCGAGCGTTCATTGTTTTCTTGCCCTTAAATCCACGAGTGCCCGGAATCTCCATCCAATATGAACTGTAATGCTCGATGATAGCTTCCGAACTAGCACGGTCTGGCGCGGCAAAGATACGTTCTACAATGTCCTCAAAGTAAGCATAGTCACCAGTACTACGACGCATCATAGCAGGATGCTCACCGGCATCAAATTCACGATTGGCACGTTGTACAGCTTCAATGTGAGTCCAAACATTATGACCCATAAGCAAAGCATAACTAAAGCTATCCCAGCTAGTCTTACCTTCTTTACCATTCTTATTGACATCACCCGGCTTGTAAACGCAAACATCTTTGATCTGTAACATGCGACTAATAGGACTTTCGTCAAAGTGATCCCAACATCCGTCTTGTATAGTGGCATCTCGGTAACTACGTGTGTCAGTACTATACTTCTTATCGTCTGCACTAGGGCTCATTCTATAGCACCACTTGTCGTCATGCGGCAAGTCAATGTGATGATAAACTTGTCCATTGGCAGTGGCCAGGAACGGACTTGCACAATCAAAACTTATAGTAAAGTCAGGATTAACGTGCTTACGAACTGCTCGTTGTATAACTGTAAGCAATACTGCCCACTCTAGTTTACTAGTGCCCAAGAAGTGCATCCAATCATGACGGCCCTGTTGTAATAGATTATCGTAGCGCAAGGATACAATACGTCTAAGAACTAAGTCTACATCACACATGTTCTGTCCACCCATGGCCCAACCATCAAAGTGCGTGTCAGGGTATACTGTAGGATCACAGTAGTGTTTCATTTCTTGATACCATTCTTCTGCACTAGTGTGGTTGTCACCTTGTAGAACATTTAAGAACCGGGCACCACCATTG